ATAAAGGTTAGGAATGAGGCGAAAGCCTCAGACCTGACTGAATTATATCATTTCTTCATTGCAAGGGCAATAAGATGAAAAAAGTAGCAAAGTTAATATTTAGCATAGCTGAATTGGTAGTTGTTGTAGTAGGACTGTACCTACTGTTTATCAAATAGAAAGGAGAGACATATGACAAACGAGGATAAGATGGCTCTTATTAGCCTGATCGGTATTATTGAGAAGCTTGATGACGGTGCAAAGAAGTACATTATGGGAGTAGCGGACGGAATGAGTTTTTGCAATATGCAGCAGGAGCAAAAGGCCAAGGAAATGGATAAGGCAAGTTAGGGGAATATATGGGCTTTTATGAAAAGGTTTTAGACAATATAAGCTCCATTATAAGCGACAAGCATATGGAGCTTAATGTAGTGGCGGAGAATGCGGGATTTACATTGGAGGAGTTTAGAAACATATTGGATGGCAAGAAAGTGTTAAGGACCGGGCAAATACCGGCTATTGCATGTGCCATGGGTGTAGATCCTAATTCAGTCTATTTCTATAAAGAAAGTAAGAGTGCTTGAGATGGATATTATAGATAACTTAAAAGCGTTTATTTTTGATAGAGGTTATTCACAAGAGGTAGTGGCCGAGGCGTCAAACATTTCCGGTTCAGAAATGAAATCAATATTAGCAAAGCATAGGAAGTTAAAAGCAAATGAGCTACTGGACATATGTAGAGCTATTTGTATCACGCCGTCAGAACTAAAAGATTATAAACATTTCAGAAGGGAGAGAGATTGAATAACGTACAATTTTTTGAGAATGAAGAGTTTGGAACTATAAGAACACTGAATATAAATGATGAAACTTGGTTTATTGGCAAGGATGTGGCTACAGTGTTAGGCTATACAGATTTAGCACATGCAATATTAGATCACGTTGATGAAGAAGATAGAGTGAATTCAAAAACTCAAGGACAAAATGACCTTGAGTTAGGGCAGCGAGGTGGATGGCTTATAAATGAATCTGGGCTATATAGCTTAATCTTATCTAGTAAGCTTCCAAACGCAAAGATGTTTAAAAAGTGGGTAACATCTGAGGTATTGCCGAGTATTCGCAAACATGGATTATACGCTACTGAAGAGCTTCTCAACAATCCTGACTTTATGATAGCCGCAATGAAAGCGTTAAAAGAAGAAAAGGAAGCAAGAAAAGCACTTGAGGCAGAGAATGAGAAGCTGCAGCCTTTAGCACTATTTGCAAAGTCGGTATCTGCAAGTCACACATCCATACTCGTAGGAGAGCTTGCAAAATTGCTTAAGCAAAACGGGGTAAATATTGGACAAACAAGGCTGTTTGCGTGGCTTAGGGACAAGGGATATTTAATGAAATCCGGTAGCAGTAGGAATATGCCTACTCAAAGGGCAATGGAGCAGCAGCTTTTTGAAATCAAAGAGAGCAGCTACATAAATGCTGAAGGTGTCACAATAGTCACAAAGACGACTAAAGTATCCGGAAAAGGTCAAGTCTACTTTGTAAATCTTTTCTTAGGAGAAAATAAGGAGTAATCATGAAAACGGATAATAAGATAAACCGGAACAATGGAGCAGAGTTAATAAGACTTGTTGAGAAGGCTATAAGTTGCTGTAGGTGGAAGGCTAATTTTGCCTTCTCAAATACAAGTGATTATAGAAAGTGGAAAGAAAAGAAGAAAGTATTGGAAGATGCATTAGAGATAGCGAAAGAAATTAGAAATGCGATCTAAGGAGTTATTGAATGACAATAAATGAAGCGGAAGAAATATTTAAGTCTAACAATGATTTTCAAAAGACGGTAATGGAGAGCAGGATACCTGCATACGTTCTGTTTATGCATTTTCTAAAAAGAGGCTTAATAAATAAGCATAGTCATATAGAGTTTGCGTCTGAAAGTATGAAAAAAGGAGTTGCAGCAGAAGAGTTGTTTCAAAAGCTTGTACCGAAAGCGGTTGATATAAACAGCAACTTTAAAATGAACAATCCTACATATGACTTTGTGTATGACGGACTGACAATAGATGTTAAGTATAGTTCTTTTTTAACAAGGAACGGTAATGAGTATTGGGGTTTTAGAAATTCTGAAGCCGATATAATAGTTGCCTTTTTAGAGAGGAAAAAGGGAAGCGAGCTGAACAATCCTTACATCCTTTTTATACCGACAAGGATAATAGCAAACAAGAACTTTCATATAACAAAGAACGGCAATTATTTTAGCAGCTTTAGAATACCGAAAGGTAAATGTTCGGAAATGCTGCAGTATTATGCAACGCTCAAAGATATGGGGATGCTTAGTGTAGCTATATAAAAAGCTGTTTTGGATCAGGGAAACAAAAAACAATGTGAGGAAAGAAGGATGAAAGGAATAAATGCCGAGGGAGTTTACAAAGGATGACTTACTGAAAGATTACTATAAGGAATGGATTTATGTATATAAAGAAGGTGCTATCAAAGAATGTACATTATCAAAGTACAAAATGAGTCTTTTTTGGGTTGAGAAGATAGCTCCTGATCTGAAGTTATGTAATGTTTCAAGAGTAACTTACCAGCAGATCATCAATGAATATGCAAAAGAACATGAGAGAAATACCACTATGGACTTTCATCATCAGTTAAAAGGATGTGTCTTGGATGCGGTTGATGAGGGCTTTATACCGAGAGATCCGACAAGAAAGGTCATAATAAAAGGGAAATTGCCGGGTAGTAAGAAGATAAAGTACTTGAACCAATTTGAGTTACAAACTCTTTTAAAAAGTTTGAAACTTGGAGAAGAGGTAAGTTGGGACTGGTTTATTCTACTTCTTGCAAAAACCGGAATGAGATTTTCTGAAGGTTTGGGAATTACACCAAGGGATTTTGATTTTGCGCATCAGACATTAAGTATAAACAAGACATGGAATTATAAAGAGGGTGGTGGATTTACAACCACAAAGAATAAATCTTCAGTAAGAAATATACAGTTGGATTGGCAGTTGATAATGCAGTTTGCAAACCTTGTAAAAGGCTTGCCTGAAGATGAACCTATATTCGTAAAGAAAGACATGAATGTATATAACTCTACAGTAAATGACTTGTTACTCAGATATTGTAAAAAGTTGGATATACCTGTGATCGCGGTACATGGATTGCGTCATACACATGCTTCTATTTTGCTATATGCCGGTGTATCTATTGCCAGCGTGGCAAGAAGGCTGGGACATGCAAGTATAACCACAACACAAAAGACTTATCTGCATGTTATTCAAGAGTTGGCAAGTCAGGACATAGATATCGTAATGAGATCATTATCCAACTTGGTATAAGGATAGGAAAAATGGAGCAAGTATATGAGAAGTGGCAACGAAAATAGGATATCGGTAGAACAGGCTGCAAAACTTCTTGGAGCGTCACCACAGTTCATAAGGATTGGGCTGCAGCAGGGGATGCTTGATTTTGGCATGGCCGTGAAGATGTCAAGAAATTGGACATATGTCATTACCAAGCAGAAGTTTGAGGAAAAAACGGGAATAAAAGTTGATTAAAAGTTGAAATAGTAAAGAGGGTAAGAACAAGGAGTAAAAGATGGAAAGAAAAGAAAAAATAGAAGTACCTGAGGTATTTGATGATAACAATGATGACAGTAAGTTTGTGCTTATAGAAAGAACTACGCTGGATCAGCTTGTAGAGTGTAGTGAAAAGATTGAGACTGCAAGAGTTATCTTTGAAAGAGTAACAATAGGCGTTGCAGTGTTGGTGGCCGGGGTGCTTATTGGGATGCTGTGGCTATGAGTAGTAGAAGGATAAAAACTAAAAGTAGGCTATGGACAGAGGAAGAACTTGAAATCTTAGTGGACATGATGAAACAGGGCACTAAATTAAGCGTAATTGCTGAACGCCTAAATCGTAGCTATGGAAGTGTTCAGAACAAAGTCAAATATATGGGGAAAGACATATGGGATAAGAGTAAATGGAATGAATATATATCTACCAGACCATACAATTATTGGACTTATGAAGAGTTACGTGAAGTAAAACTTGTTTTGGATTGCGGTGGGACGATGGCGGAAGCGGCAAAAAAGACATCACATAACAGAGCTTGCATTTCTCACAAAATAAATATAATGGGCATGGACTTCTGGGAGGAGAGAAATTGGGACAGGTATGTAGTTGGGTAGATGATACTTATAAGATTGAAGAATTGAAGAAGACCGCAAGGTCTGTAACTAAAGGAACAATATTGAAAAAGTATATCGGAAGTGTATGGCATCAGATAAATGAGACAAGAGGTTACGAAAGTCAGTTCTATATAGCGAATGTAACTGACAGAGGTCATCATGATGAGTTCGATAATGTTCCGGTATTCATAACTAAGATGGATAGGGAGTTTAGAGATGCTTTTAACAGAAACAGCAAGTTCTAAGCCTGATGATATAAAAAATGAGCCTGTGACAAAGACAGGCTCATAATGCTAAAAAGCATCAACTAAACAATATTTATTCTATGCTTTTTGGTCTAAGAAGTCAAGAAAAAAGTGGGGTGAATCCCCATTTCACTGCTTGATTAAAATATTAAAGTTACGACTAAGGGGTGTAGAAAAATGTATGTGAAAAAAACTTATAACTTAGGAAAGCATAAAGACATAATAGAGGTTCATAATTTTTATCCAGGTAATTACGGAGCACCCGGAAAAAAGAGAGAAAAAAAAGAGAAGGCATCTCCGGAGGTGATAAAAAAACAGAACCACGCAAATAGGGTAAGAAAAGTACAAAGATTGATATTGGGTAATTTCAAGGCAGGAGATTGGCATATAGTTCTCAAATACAAGAAGGAACTGCGACCTGATGACTTCAAAGAGGCCAAGGAGCAGTTGAGTACATTTTTCAAAAAGGTGAGACTGGAGCTGAAAAAGTACTCAATAAGTTTCAAGTATATAGGAGTTACTGAGATGGGTAAAAAGGGCAGTGCCTTACATCATCACATCATTGTTGAAAACATCACTGATCCGGTAAATATGTTGAAGCTTATAAGAAAGCATTGGACATATGGCCACATTGCTCTGACTGATCTATACGAAGAAGGAGCATATCAAAGATTGGCCGAATATATAGTGAAAGCTGAAACAAAAGATCCTGATGGAAAGTCAAGCTACAAGCGCAGCAGGGGCAATCTGATAGAACCGGAAGTTGAAAGTAAGATCATGCTTAGAAAGAGTTGGCCAAAAGAGCCGAAAGCAAAGAAGGGATATTACATAATAGCCGACAGTGTAGTCTCAGGTGAGAATCCTGTTACAGGTTATCCGTATCAGAGATATATGATGCAAAGACTGCCTAAGATCGGATGTGCAGGAAGAGAGGAGGAAGAGTGGATACAGAGTGTAGAGTCAATATCTACATAACAACGTCCATAAGAGGACCGGCAAGGAAGAATGGTGGATATGGATATGTCATAGAATTTATAAAAAAAGACGGTAGTCCGATTACCAGGAGTGGAGTTGGCTATGAGATAAAAGCGACAGAAAACAAGCTTGTATTGATGGCACTAAAAGCAGCACTCAAAAGGCTTACAAAAAGGTGCTCAGCCTTAGTATTTACTAAGTGCGAGTATGTTTTGAGCAGCTATAAAAATGAATGGATTTCTGAGTGGAAAAAGAATGACTGGACTAATGCAAGAGGAGTAAAGCTTAGTAATTGGGAGCTTTGGAGGGATATATCAGAGTTATCCACATTACATGATATATCTTTTGCGAGTTCCGGAACTACAAATCCTTATGAAATGTGGATAAGTGACAGCATAAGAAAGGTGGAGCATGAAAACTGAGAAAGACTTAATAAATACTAAGCATGAGGGCGATTCGAGAGGTGTTTCCAAAATGGAAAAACCTAAGAAAAGAAGTGTCTCTTTTACAGTATATGGAAAGCCGATGGGCAAGCAAAGACCGAAGTTTGCAAGGAAGTATGGAAGTGTAATGACGTACACTCCTAAAGAGACTGTAAATTATGAAAACCTTGTAAAGATATCATATCCGGGCGGAGTAAAACTGGAAGGTGCCATAGTTGCCAATATAAAGGGATACTTTGCAGTACCGAGATCAGTAAGCAAAAAGCAAAGGGAAAGGATGTTGTCAGGAGAAGTCAAATATACGAAGAAGATTGATAGTGACAATTTGGCCAAGTCCATACTGGATGCATTGAATCACATTGCTTATGATGATGATTCGCAGGTTTGTTGCCTTACGGTAAGTAAGCAATATGCCGAGATCGAGAGAGTGGAAGTGGAACTTAGGGAAATATAGTAAATAGCTTTGAGGAGTAAGGAGATGAAAAATAACTTAAAGCATAATTCTGAAGGTTATGTGGACAGTACAGCTTATAAGGCAATACAGTCTGTGAGTGCGGAAGAAAAGAAGTTGGCCATACAGTCAGACCATGACAAGTTGATACAGCATTTGAAGTACATGATAGAGCTTGCAGGTTTTAGACTGTCAGACAGGATCAGGCTTGTACATAAGGTTACAGGTAGGAAGTTTGACTAAGATTAGGGAGTAAAGGGGATGGATTACAAACAGGAAATAATCAACAAGATAAGAGATATGTCAAAATACTATTCCGGTCATCAGGTTTTTAGAGATTGGATAGAAGTATACGCTTTAGCAATAGCAAATGCCTGTGAACCTGAAGGTACAGTGGTTTGGAATAAAAGGGAGCAGCAGTATTTAAACACAATAAGTAAATACCAGGCTGCAGAAGTGGACGGTTTTACAGAGCTTGGAGGCCTGCTTACATTAGCACTTGAAAAAGATATGTCGGATGTATTGGGGAGTGTATATATGGGCATAGAGACAGGCAATAAAGCCACAGGGCAGTTCTTTACACCCGACAATATAAGCCAGTTGGTGGCAAGGATGATGGATGATAAAGTGGTATCAACCGATATGCCTATAAAGTTACATGAGCCTACATGTGGCAGCAGTGGGATGATTATTGCATATGCCAGGGCATTGAGAGATAAGGATATAAATTATCAAAAACTGCTTGATATAAAAGCTTCAGATATAGATTTTGCATGTGTATATATGAGCTATATACAGCTGTCTTTACTTGGAATCAAGGCGGTTATCGCAAGACAGGACAGCTTGCTTTGGGAAAAAGTTCCACAGGAGCATATATTTGTAACTCCGGCAAAGAAAGGACTACTGCTATGAAAGATGAGGTTATATCAAAAATAATATTATCAATTGCTGATGATGTCAGTATAGATATCGGTGAGCTGAAGTCTAAGCTTTATATAGCTATGAACGGATACAATGTAAGCCTTGAAAGCACAGAGATTGTGGTAAGAGAGGAAAATAAAAACGAGTGGCTTTTCAAGAAGTTTATAATGACTAAAACGGTTCAGGGTTTAACAGAAAGAACGCTTGGGTTGTATAGCATAGAAATACCTAAGATATTGAGTAAAATAGGCAAGCCGGTAGAAGAGATAACATCAGATGACATATTGTACTATTTAGCGATCAGAGAGTGCAAAGATAAATGCACTAAAGTAACTTGCAAAAACGAATTAAGGTATCTTAGTTCTTTTCTTGGATACTTATTTGTTGAGGGGTATATACCAACTAATCCTGTAAGGAAGATTGGAACCATAAAACTTGAAAAGAAAAAAATGAAAGCTTTTTCGGATATCGAGGTGGCGAAGATACGACAAGGGTGTAAGAATTCAAAAGAAAAAGCAATTATTGAACTTTTTCTTAGTACCGGGTGTAGAGTGAGCGAGCTTGTAAATATAAAAAAAGTAGACATAGAAATCAATAAAGTGATTGTAAAGGGAAAAGGAAACAAAGAAAGAATTGTTTACTTGAACGCTACAGCGATTTTAGCAGTAGAGGCATATATAAAAGATTTGCCGGAGCTTAAAAACCCTTATCTTTTCCCTAAAATGAACATGACAACAGGAATGAAAAAAGGAATAGCAAGAGGGAATGGTTATTTAATTGCCGAAAACTATGAAGAAGGGCATATGGATAAAGCTTCAGTAGAGGACTTAGTAAGAAGACTTGGGAAAAGAGTTGGAGTGACAGGCGTTCATCCGCATAGGTTCAGAAGAACATGTGCCACAATGGCACTAAAAAGAGGAATGCCAATAGAGCAGGTCAGTAAGATGCTTGGGCACGAACAGCTTACAACTACACAGATATATCTGGATCTTAATGAAAGAGATTTAGAAATAGCACATGAGAAATATGTGTTGTAGTGAAAGGGGAAGGCATGAAAGATGAATTGATATCTGAGATAGTTATGGCATTGGCAGCAGATGTTGATATGGATATTGGAGAGTTGAAATCAAAGTTATATATGATTATGCATGGATACAGCATAAAGCTTGAAAATACAGATATAGTCATAAGGGAAGAGAACAAGAATGAATGGTATTTTAAAAAGTTCATAATGACAAAGACTGTGCAAGGATTGTCAGAGAGGACATTGGCGCAGTATTCAGCTGAAATACCAAGGATGTTGAACGCAATAGGAAAGTCTGCAGAAGATGTAAGTTCGGACGACATATTATATTACCTTGCAGTAAGAGAGCATAAAGATAAAGTATCTAAAGTAACTGTATCAAACAATCTTAGATACCTAAGAACTTTTTTTGAGTTTCTGACAGTTGAAGGAATAATACCTACCAATCCGGTAAGAAAAATTGGAAGCATCAAAGTAGCTAAAAAGCAGAAAAAGGCATTTTCAGATGTAGAAGTGCTTAAGCTGAGACAGGGATGTAAGACAGTGAGTGAAAGACTTATTGTTGATATGCTACTAAGTACCGGTTGCAGAGTCTCCGAACTTGTATCTATAAAAGTTGAGGATATAGAAGGCAGAAGAATAACTGTTTTAGGAAAAGGCAATAAAGAGAGGATAGTTTATCTCAATGCACAGGCACGCCTTACACTTGATGAACATATGAGAAATATCAATATAATAATCAATCCTTATATATTACCAAGTACAAGATATACAAACAGTACAGAGCATATGAGCAGTGGAGCGGTAGAAACTTTTTGCAGAAGGCTTGGGGAAAGAACAGGAGTTAGAAATGTTCATCCGCATAGGTTCAGAAGAACATGTGCAACCATGGCATTAAAAAGAGGAATGCCTATAGAACAAGTGAGTAAGATGTTAGGCCACGAAGAGTTATCAACAACGCAAATATACTTGGATCTTGATGAAAGAAACTTAGAGATAGCACATGAGAAGTATGTAGTGTAGCAGGAGTGAAACCACATGAAATATAAAACAATATGGAAAGAAAGGAATATTAAGGAGAAAACAATGAAGAATACACTATCAGATTTAAACAATTATCTATTTGAAGCTATTGAAAGAATTACAGATGATGAACTGACGGATGAAGCTCTGGATAAAGAAATAAAAAAGAGTGAGGCTGTACAGAAAATAGCAAAGACCATTATAGAAAACGGGCATCTTGCATTGAATGCACAGAAGCATATTGATGAGTGTGGAAGAAAAGAAAGCGTCAACTTACCTATGTTTGGAATTGAAAAGAATGCAAATTAGATATACAGCTGAGGAAAAGGCATTTTTAAGGTCTTTCATCCCGGGACATTTTTCATACGAAGTACAAAGAGCTTTTGAAGAGAAGTTTGGACATCGTATAACTTGTTCACAGATAAAGAGCTTTAAGGGTAATAATAAAGTCCAATCCGGAATGGATACAAGATTTAAAAAGGGAACTGTTCCACCTAATAAAGGCAAGAAAATGAGTGCGGAGCAATATGCCAAGTCCAGTAGTACTATGTTTAAAAAAGGAGGTATACCACAGAATTACAGACCTGTAGGAAGTGAGAGAGTGAATGTTGACGGATACATTGAAATAAAGATTGCAGATCCGAGCAAGTGGGAGCTGAAGCACAGATTTATCTGGGAGGAAAGCAACGGTAAAATCCCTGCAGGTATGAATCTGATATTCAAGGATAATAATCCTTTGAATGTTAAACTTGATAATTTGATGCTGGTTACCAGGGCAGAAAATATGATAATAAATCATGCCGGGGTAAATATATACAAAGGCATAGAAAAAGAAGTGGCCGTAAATGCTATAAGGCTTAAAAAACTGATAAAAGAGAAGATATTAAAAAATAAAAAGAAAGAGGATAAGAATGAACAGAGCGATATTGATGGGTAGGTTGACAAGAGATCCGGAAGTGAGATATTCAAGTGGTGAGAAATCCATGGCAATTGCAAGATATACACTTGCAGTAGATAGAGGTTTTAAGCGTGGAGGAGATTCAAATGAACAGACTGCAGATTTTATACCATGCATTGCATTTGATAAAGCCGGGGAATTTGCAGAGAAGTATTTTAGACAGGGAATGAGAGTATTGATTTCAGGTCGTATTCAGACAGGAAGCTATACAAACAAGGAAGGTCAGAAGGTTTATACAACTGAGGTAATTATAGATACTCAGGAGTTTGCAGACAGCAAGGTCGAAAACACCGGAGGAAGAAGTAAAAAGCAAGAAGCGAATGTAGATGCGGATGGATTTATGAATATTCCGGATGGTGTAGATGATGAAGGATTACCGTTCAATTAGTGAGTGGTTATCAACTATTAGTTGACTATTGAAAGGAGCAAGAGATGTTTATAAAGCAATCAGTATTTGAGAAGTTGATAAAGAAAGCATATAAGTATGATTCGTTGAGAATATATAAAAGTGAAGATGATAACTTGATTATAGATACTCCAAATTGTACTCTAGGCATACATAAAGATTTTATAACTAAAGAAGTTAAGGGAGCACTCATAAAACTTGTTGGAGACTTACCGGAGAGAATGGAGTCTATACTGTATGGCAAAGGTGGAAATATGCAATATGAGATTTCAGAAATGATAGATACATCAATACTTAACAATGATTATACAAAAGATAGGGAATATAGTCCTTATATTGTTTCCAATGTAACTATAGAAAAGACATACAGAGTAATCCAGTCTGAAAGTGATATAAGTATAATAAGAATGTTCAAACAGGAGTATTTGGATCTGATTGAAAGAAGTCTTGTGGATATTAAAGGTGGAGAGACAAATGTTGAAGGGCCTATAAGTAATGACGAGGGCTCAAGCCTCAGATGGTATACGAATGTATGTGCATTGGAGATAAAACGCAGTGTGGCAGAAGATTATACAAATGAACTGATAGAGACACTTAAGAAAATAAAACTTGAAAAATGTGAGGAGTAGGTATGGCAATACAAAAAGATATAGTAGTCAACAGAAAAGAATATGAGAGGATAAAAAGATACGATCATACGCAAATGAATAATTATATCAGGAGCATATACAAGGATGGTTTTGATAGCGGAATCGAGGAAGCAAAGAACAGGCCTGAGAAGAAAGACTTGAATATTGAACTGATAAAAGTTGAATTGTCAAATATAAAAGGCATAGGGCCGGCAAAGATGGCACAGGTAATAAAAGTCCTGGAAAAAAGAATTGGCTAAAAGTGAAGGAGGTTATGCTATATGAATTCTGCTAAAGCTGAGCTGCTTGAGGTACGAAAGCTTTGCTTAAAGATTTATCAGCTGTATAGAGAGAAAGAATCATTGCTTGGTATTACTAGAAATATCAAGTCAGATGAAAGAGTTCAGACATCTACAGGTAGTGGCGGACTTGAAGCGACAGTACTTGAGCGTGACAGAATACAGAAAGAAATTGATAAGGCAATGAGTTTGTATATATCAGAGAGGCAGCAGATAATTGATAGGATACATCGAACAGATAAAGAAGAGTATATTCAAGTACTGTATAAGAGATACATTGAAGGAAAGGACTTTAAAGAAATAAAAAGAGAGATGCACTATGAAGTATCTTACTTGAGAAAGCTACATGTAAAGGCTCTCAATGCATATATTAAAACAATGTGATAAAGCGTTTCAAGAAGCAGCAGATGATAAAGATGTCTCACTTTTGTCCAATTGTGTATGATATACTTATACAGTGACAAGGAATAGATACTTCTTGTTTGCTATTTCATGTATACCCCTTTTAGGAAGCTCTCAGTGTATGAGAGCTTTTTTGTTGTAATATTGCACAAATAATACAATAAAATATAGTGAAATAAGGCGAAAATATGTACAAAATACACAAGGTACTCCCGGGGGTATACCCCCTATGCGGGGCAGAGAGGTGCGGCCGATTTGGCTTTAAAAAAAGTGAAAAAAATGGGATTTCCTTCCCTTGGAAAGGAGGGGTGATGGTGGCTGATGACAGTTAATCAAAAGGAGCTGGCGGAGTGCCTTGGGGTGAGTCCAAGGAACATAAGAGATATAAGCAGAGATTTTGGGATATTTGAAAAGAATGAGTCGGGAAAATACGAGTTAAGTACATGTGTAAAAGAGTATATTGAGTATAAATTGGACTTGGACTCAAGCAGGGCAAAAGGCTTGAATTTAGAGGCTTTAAAGGCCAGACATGAAGAGATAAAGATACAGATGAGTCTTGAAAAGTTGAGAGAATATAAGGCTGAAACACACAGGTCTGAAGATGTGGAAGAGTTCCTGTCAAATATGCTTGTAAGCTTCAAAAACAAGTTGTCAACATTGCCCTCAAAGCTGGCTATGGAAATCATGGGGGAGACCGATACAAATGTGGCAATAAAGAAGGTAGAAGAGGAAATAGACATAGCTTTGAATGAACTTTCCGGATACGATCCGAATAAGATTAGCAGGAAGAGAAAAAATATTGATTTGAACGAGGATGATTTAGAAGAAGTAGAGGAAGAGGATGACGTCAAGAGAGAAAACAAGAAGACTGTTTCAAAAAGTAATAAGCGAAACACTAAAGCCACAAAAACAACTAAGCGTAAGTCAGTGGGCAGAAAGGTACAGGGTTCTTGATTCCAACTCCAACTTAGCCGGTAAGTGGTCTAATGATGTTACTCCATACCTTGTAGGGATAATGGATGCTTTTAATGATGTAAATATCAGAAAAATATTCTTTTGTAAAGCCAGTCAGATAGGTGGAACCAGCGCAATGGTAAATATGATTATGTATATCATTATGCAGACTCCGGCACCAACGATGATAGTCTATCCAAGTGACGATCTGGCCAAGAATATATCCAATGACAACTTAAAGCCTGCATTCAGACTTGTGCCGGAAATAAAGAAGATGTTCAAAGAGACAAAATCAAAGGAACTTGAGCTTAGGTTTACTCATATGCCTATATATCTTACCGGAGCAGGATCTCCAAGTAAGTTGGCTTCAAAGCCTATAAAGTATCTGTTTTTTGATGAGATAGATAAGATGGGTGGTGCCACGAAAAAAGAAGCAAGTCCTTATAATCTTGCGCTGGAAAGAACTAAGACATTCAGGCCTACTGAGAAGGTCTTTGCTGCAAGCACACCGACTATCAAGAGTAATTATATCTGGGAGCTACATGACGGAGCGGATGAGGTCAAACATTACTTTGTGCAGTGTCCGCACTGTGGCGAATGGATAGAGTTTGCATTTGATCAGATAAAGTTCTGTAAGGATGATGAAAAGAAGATGAGCAACTACGAAAGGGCACAGACTGCAAAATATGTATGTCAGGAGTGTGGCTGTTTCATTACAGATTCAGACAAGATGAAGATGCTTAGAAGCGGTGAATGGAGAGTGGTGAAGAAGAGAGGTAACGGAGTAACAGCAAAGAGTGTAGGATTTTGGATAAGTTCTCTTTATTCAGTATTTCTGAAGTGGTCCGATATAGTGGAAGAGTTCTTAGACAGTTATAAGGATCCTGAAAAGTTGCAGAACTTTACCAACTCATGGCTCGGAGAAGCCTGGGAAGATACAAGGATTGCTACAAGTAATAAGCTTGTATTACAAAGGCAAACCGACTTGGAAGAGTTCGTTGTTCCAAAGTGGGCAAGAATGCTTGTAGGTGGTGTGGATGTGCAGCAGGATTCTTTGTATTTTACTATCAGGGCATACGGAGCGTATACAACCAGCCAGAATATTACTCATGGGCAAGTACGAAGTTTTTCAGATATTGAAAGAGTTATGAATGATACCTATAAGCGTGAAGACGGTGTGGATATGGTAGTTGCCCTATGCCTTATTGATAGTGGATACAGATCGGACGATACATATGACTTTTGTATTGAAAACAGGGAATGGGCAATACCGGTAAAAGGCTCATCAAACCCTATGGACTCAAGATATAGATTTAATAGAGTTGATAAAAAGGGATACGGACTGCAGTTGGTAGTATGTGACGGTGGTGCCTTTAAGGACTCTATAGCTGTCAGACTGCAGAAGAAAAACGGCCCGGGCTCTTTTATGGTGTTTAAAGACTGTGATGAGAACTATGCAAATCAATTAAGCTCTGAGCAAAAGGTTATGGTGAAGACATCTGCAGGCAATGTAATGAGATGGGTACCAAAGCGCTCTCATATAGATAACCACTATCTTGACTGTGAAGTATATGCCATGTGCGCAGCTGAAATATTGGGAGTGAGAAACTTAAGGGAAGAAGGTTATGAAGAGACAAGTGAAGACAATACCAAGGCGGAGGATACTGAATCTGATTGGATTACAGGTGGAAATAAAGGAGGATGGTTATAGTGGACAGACCAATGACAAATGAGGAGCAAATCATAGAAATTGATAAGGCAATATCATCAATTTTGAGAACAGGACAAAGTTATAAGATAGGTTCAAGAGCTCTGACAAGAGCGGATCTTGGAACGCTTAGAGCTATGAGGAAAGATTTATTGGCGGCTTCAGAGGATAACGGTACTGATTTATTCAGTAATACTTTTGTGGCTGTATTTGACAGGAGGTAGAAATGAATTGGCTCGATAATTTAATTGGATTTTTCTCTCCGGCATGGGCATATAAAAGACAGGCTTTCAGAACAGGACTTGATGAAATAAGGTCAGGATATTATGACAGTGCAGACTCTTCTAGGATGAATAGAAATTGGACTGCAAATAATGCACCTGCGGTAATGACTGACAGTTTCTCAAGGGATAACATAAGAGCCAGGGCAAGAGACCTTGAGAGAAATTCAGATATTATGAATGCAATACTTAGTGCATACAACAGAAATGTAGTAGGGGAAGGATTTACTCTACAAGCAAGGACTGACAATGAGGAACTGAATAACAAGATTGAAGAACTGTGGAGGATATGGACTAAGAAAAAGAACTGTGACATCTCTAAGAATCAAAATCTGATCCAAATGCTTAGAATGATTGAGAGAAGAAAGAGGGTAGATGGTGGAATTCTTATACAGAAATGTTATACGGATGATGGAGAATTACCACTGAAGCTTTCCTGCCTTGAGGTTGATGAGATAGATAAAGATGTTATGAGTCCACACTATGAGGGCAATAAAGTAGTGGACGGTGTAGAAGTAAATGAATATGGAGAACCGGTAGGGTATCACATCAGAAGATACAGTAAGGATGGGTACTTACTGGAAGAACCCTATTTCGTAAAAGCTGAAGATATGATATTTATATTCTCAAAGACAAGACCTTCTCAAGTAAGAGAGATGAGTGATCTAAATCCTACATTGCTGAGGGTAAGGGATATCACTGAATTTATGACTGCAGTGTCGGTGAAGCAAAGAATTGAAGCTTGTATGTCTGTATTTATCAAAAAAGGTGCAGCGGATGAGCTTGGAAGAGGTATAGTAAAGTCAACCAATCAAGCCGGATATGATGGGAAGCTGTTATCTCCGGGTATGATCAAGGTATTAAATCCGGGTGAAAGCATAGATGTAGTAAACCCGAACGGTCAGGCAGCAGATGCGACCTCTTATATAAAGCTTCAAAATCAGTTGCTTGGAGCGGGACAAGGACTAAGTTATGAGGCTACCACAAGAGATATGAGTCAAACCAATTACTCAAGTGCAAGACAAGGATTGATAGAAGATAACCTTACGTATGCAGAGGATAGACAGCTCTTAGGAGACTTGGTAGATGAAATATATGAGGCTTTTATTACTTGTGCAGTGTACTCTAAAAAGCTTGATATACCTGATTTTTTAAAGAACAAAGAAAAGTATTTTAGGCATGAGTGGATACAGGCAGGAAGAAGATGGATAGATCCACTTAAAGAAGCAAGTGCTATGAGGCTTGGTATGGCAAGTGGGCAAAAGACTTTTAAACAAATAGCAGCAGAGAACGGAAAAGACTGGAGAGAGCAAATAGAGGATATGGCTGAAGTGATTGCATATGGCAATGATTTGGGTATAGACCTTGGACATATCCTATACGGAATAGATTCGAGGAGGGAAAATGGATAAGAATTTTGTAAGAGAAATAGCAATAAACGGTATCAGACAGGTAAAAAGTGAAGATGATACTAAGACCATAGAGCTTAGCTTTTCAAGTGAAGAGCCGTATCAAAGATGGTATGATCATACAGAAATACTGGATCATAAGGGAATACAGCTTGATAGGCTGAATGATATAGGTGTAGTGCTGTATAATCATAACAGGGATAAAGTTATAGGCAAGGTGAAGAAAGCGTGGGTAGAAGATAACAGAGGCCTTGCTGTAATAGAACTTGATGATGATGAGTTCAGCACTGAGATATATAAGAAAGTTGAAAGCGGTACACTTAAAGGTGTATCTGTAGGGTATTCTATAGATACATGGGAAGAAGTAAAAGCTGGGAAAGAGTCAACAGATGGATTTGCCGGGCCTTGTTACATTGCCAGGAAATGGACACCTTATGAGATATCTATAGTATCAATACCTGCAGACGGGACTGTAGGAGTTGGTAGATCTGAAGAGAATACAGACGGTAAGGATATGGCGGATTTAAGTATGTATGAGAATATAGTCAAAATGAATGAGAATAAGTTGAGATTATAAGATGTCTCACTTTTGTCCAATTTTTTATGCTATATTGGTAAAGTGCTAGATGGGCGTATAGCACATGATATTATTGATGTGATTGTTCCTTTCATGAAAGCTTGAGGCGTATGTCTCAGGCTTTTTTGTTGGAAAAAAATGAGAAAGGAGTCTTTTATGGGTGCAAAGGATGCATTGAGAAGACAACAGGAGCTTTTGGAAAAAGCTAAGGCAGAAGGTAGGAACTTGAACTCTGAGGAGCAAAGAGAGTTTGACAGTATGCAGACTGTTATTGATGCTGCTTCTACAGAGGGAGATGTAGATGGCTTACAGATTGAAAGAGAAAGATGTAAGCAGATTGTAGAGTTGTGTAAGGACATGGAGCTTGATCCGACTGAATTTATCGCAAATGGAGCAAGCATAGAAGCTGTGAAGGATGCCGCTATACAAAAGTTTAAAAGTGAGAAAAGACCGGTAACGGCTCAGCCAAGCGGTGATGTGAATTTGAAGGTTAAGACTGATGAAAGAGATAAGTATACCAGAGCTGTAGCGGACGGTATGCTTCTAAAAAGCGGTCTATATGTTGATAAGCCTGCAGCAGGTGCAAATGATTTTAAGAGTATGTCGCTTAGAGATATGGCTATTCACGCTATGGCACAGGATGGTGAGAATTTAGATACTCTTATGAGAATGTCTCCAAGTGAGGTGTATGACAAGGTTACAAGAGCAGGATTTTACAATCCGACATCTGCATTCCCGGCTATCATGGATACAGCTATCAATAAAGCTTATAAGGATGAGTATACACTTGCTCCTACAACGTTTGAGAAGTTTGTAAAGATTGGTTCATTATCGGATTTTAAGGCACATGATAACTATTGGGTAACAGGCCCGGCTGGCACGTTCAAGGAAGTACCGGAGAACGGAGAGATCGAGGCGGATGTACCTAAGGATATGGCCAAGCCTAAGCGCCAGCTTAAGACATTTGCAAGGCAGTTCTCTATGAGCAGACAGGCCTTTATCAATGATGATATAGGCTTCCTTACTACAGTGCCGGCACGATATGCAAGAAGTGCAAAGACTACAATCAATCAGATGGTATATAACGCACTATACAATGATGTGGTTATTTATGACGGATTACCGCTGTTTGATGCAAGTCATAAGAACTCTTTAGCTACCGGATCGGCTCCGAGTGCTGAAGTTATCAACAAGATGATATTGGCGTTGGCAACACAGAAGGATGAGTTCGGCCAAAGCATTGTAGTAAATCCTAGAACCATAGTAGCTCCTGTGGGATATGCTATGGATTTATATAAGATTTTCAACTCTCCGAGTATCAATACAACTGATAATACACAGGCGGCAAACCCTTTATATCAGCTTAGAAACAATATCCAGATTGTAGAGGATGCAACTCTTAATGCACTGTCAGGAACAGGCGCTGCACCATGGTATCTGATGGCGGATGCGGCAGATATAAATGCTATTGAGGTAGATTTCCTTAACGGCCAGCAGGTTCCGACTATCAGAAGAATGGAAAATCCGGGAACGCTCGGGTTTGTATGGGATATCTATTTTGATGTCGGAGTTACTGTAATGAATCATAGAGGTATTGTAAGAAATAAGGGAGTAACTATAGCTGATCCGTTGGCTTAAAGAAAGGAGAGAGTATGGCAAATAAAGGTGCGTATGTAAATACCGGTTATACAATCAATTATATAAATGAGACGAACGCAAAAATTGAGGCAGGCTCAGTGGTAAAAATCGGAGATCTTGTAGGCATTGCAGCATGTGATATTGATGTGAAAGCACTTGGAGCTGTGAGCATCAGTGGCGTATACGATATTACTAAGAAATCCGGAGAAGCTATAGAGGCAGGCAAGCTTGTATATTATTCTGATGATGGTGTTACGGCCACTGCAGGTAGTAATTCAAGAGTAGGTTATACTGTAGCCAAGGCGCTTGCCGGAGACAGTACTGTAAGAGTAAGGCTGGGATAGTATGAAGAAGTATAAAGCTAAGAGGTATATTCTGTACCTGGGGCATATGTATGCTCCGGGTGATTTTGTAATGACATCGGATGTAGAATATTTGGAAAAACTTGTTGCAAATGATTCTGCAGAATGTGTTGATGATGAAGGAAATGTAATCAGCCAAGCAGTAGTAAATACTGAGGAATCTTCAGAAGAAGGACAATCTGAAGAACTTCCATTTGGTGAGGAAGATTCATCGGATGAAGTGAAGGAAGATGTTAGCAACAAGCCTATTGGAAGAGGCGGCAGGGCAAAATAATGAATGAGTTTATGGAAGCTCTTAATGATGATATATCTAAGGTTTTCTTAAACCTTGATGAGTTTGCTTCTACTCACAATATTGACGGTAAGGAATATAACATTATCATTGATGAATATGAGTTGAACGAACGAAACAAGGGCAGAGAGAAAGAACTTATAGATGGAATCTATATAAGAGAGCTGCTTATATATGTGTCTAAGGATGAATTTAAAAGGCTTCCAAGTATACGTAGAATACTTTTTCTTGATAATGTGGAATACCTGGTCAAGGATGCACAAGAGGAAGAAGGAGTATTTGTCATTACACTTGAGAAGAATGTGCACTGATGGATATTGAAGTAAGAGTTGATGAAAATGACTGGAGGAGACTTGAGCATACTCTTAAGTATCTTGGGGAAGATGCCGATAAAGGCCTTGCTAAAGTTGTGAATAAGACAGCGAAGGAAGCAAAGAAACTGCTTGCAAAGCAATCCAATTCCGAATACGCTACTACGGATTTAGGACTTAGAGGATTTAATAATGCTATGAAGGTAAAAACAGCTACAGGAAAGAACCCTGTAGCTGAAATTATATCTAAGGATGGCAGCAGAGAGCTATATAAGTTTAAGGTATCACCAAAGACCGCTACAAGAAAGAACGGTAGAAGACCAAGGACTTTTAAAGCTAAAGTTTTGAAATCAAGCTCATTTAAAAAGATGCAGACTGCAGATATAAAAGCGTTTGTGACAACTTTCAAGAGCGGCCACACAACGCTGGTTGAGAGAACACCGGGCAAGAGGATGAGGAATAGAAGAGGCAAAGGTATAACAAAGCATAATATGGCACTTAAAGCCTTATATGCTGTACCGGTTCCAAACATGCTTGCAGGTGAACATGGATATCTTAAGGCAAGCTCTATGATCGATGATGTACTGCAAAAGAATATTGACATGGGAATAGAAAAACTTTTGGGAAGTGAAAGATGACAGTTTTTGATATTTATAAAGAACTTGAGGATTTTCTGCATCCTATATTGGATGAAATGTACTTTGAAAGTCCGGATGGAAAAAGGGTAAAGATAAATATATATAAGCAGAGCTTACCTCCAAAGCGTGATGATGAAGATATGAACCCGATTCCGTATCTAATTATAAAAGTACTTGGAGGTACATTTCCAAAGGACTATAGAAGTGATACGGCCAAACTTAGAGTAATACTTCTGATAGGAATAATGAATACGGAGGAAGGATATACGGCATCCAGGGATGTGATCGGTGTTATTGAAAGGATAAGACAGGAGTTCTTAAAGGTTGGCCATTTAAAGACTTTTTCGCTTTGTGCCGATATTGACTTCTCTATGAATGAAGATGATGAGTATCCTTACAGCTTTGGAGGGATGGATTTAAGCTTTAGAAGCTTGGATGTGGTGAGAGAGGATGAATATACATAATGGATGATAAGAAAGAAGATATTGTAAAAGAAGAGCCAAAAGTGGACGCTGCAGAAGAACCAAAAGAGGTTATAGAAGATAAGGTCAAAAGTGATGTAGCCTTAATAAATACTAAGCGTGAGAGGCTCTCCAATGTGGTCTATGTAGGTCCGAAAGTAAACAGTGTTATACAGCAATTTGATACATTCAGTGGAAATGTTCCTGAAAGTATTGAGGAGTTTTCAAATAAATATAATACGATAAGGGCACTTTTTATACCGATTAGCGATTTTGCCAAGGCTTTTAGAGAGGTAAAAGAAAAAGGAAGTGCTCTTTATAATCTCTATATGAGAGCAAAGGAGGAGATAAATGACAACTTATAATCATGGTATAAGGGTAAAAGAGGGTGCGACACCTGTAAGTAAGCCGCTGCTTGGTACTGCAGGCCTTCAGGTTGTAGTAGGATGTGCACCGGTAAACCTTACAAAGGATCCATATTCTAAGACAAACAAGGTTGTACTTTGTAACAGCTTTGATGAGTGTGTACAAAAGCTTGGATACAGTGATGAGATGGATAAGTACACTCTATGTCAGGCTATGTATGCTTCTTTCAAGCATTTTAAGATAAGCCCTGTAGTTTTTATCAATGTGCTGGATCCGAAGAAGCATAAGCAGACGGTAGCGGAAAGCACTGTCAATGTTGTAAATAAGCAGGCGATACATCCTGATACAGGCATTTTGCTTGATAAGTTGGTGGTAAAGAATGCTGCAGCTACATTGGTTGCCGATACCGACTATATAGTAAGCTTCAATGATGAAGGAAAGGCTGTAATATCACTATTGTCTACAGGCAGTGCGTATAATGCCACACAGCTTAAAGTGAGCGGTGAGAAGATAGATCCAAGTCAAGTTACAGTTAATGATATAGTTGGTGGATACAGTGATTCTACAGGAGAGAGTACAGGTATTGAACTTATAAAAAGTGTATTCCCTAAGCTTGGAATTGTCCCGGGGACATTGCTTGCCCCGGGATATTCATATAATCCGCTTGTTGCAACGGCTCTTGTCGCAAAATGTGAGGAGCTGAACGGAAAATTCAGGGCTATGGCTCTGATAGATATATCTTCAAGCACAGTAAAGAAGTACACAGATGTTCCAAAGGCTAAGTCCGATCTTGGTATCAAGTCACCTTTTGCAATTGGACTATGGCCAAGTGTGAAGGTGGAAAAGAAAGTAATTTCTTATTCAGCAATGTTTGGTGCATTATGTGCCTATATTGATACTAAGAATGACAATATTCCTAGTAAGTATCCTTCCAATAAGCTTTTGAATGTCGAGAGTGCTTGTCTTGCAGATGGCAGTGAGGTGCTTATTGATGAAGAGCAGGGTAATACTTTGAATGCAGTAGGTGTAGTAACGGTTATAAACCAAGTAGGATTACGTGCTTGGGGAAATAACACTATGGCCTATCCGGATGATACTGATCCTAAGAACAGATGGATTGCAATAAGAAGGTCTTTTAACTGGTATGCAAACGGATTTATAACAAGATTTATTGATGCAGTTGATGATCCTACAAGCTATAAGATAATTGAAGCGTTCCTTGACGCTGAGAATATGTTCGGTAACAGTATTGTAGCAAGAGGAGACTTTGCAGGAATAAAGATGGAATTCAGCATTGATGACAATCCGAGAGAATCCATACTGGCAGGAAGGATTAAATTTAAGGAGAAGATAGCTCCATTTATTCCGACGGAGTATATAGAAAATGAGGTTTCGTTTGATCCTAATATGATTGTGAATGCATTGGGAGGTAATAACTAATGAGTTTTCCAACAGTAATAAATAATTTTAACGTGTATGCAGGTTCAGATAGACTGATCGGCGTAACAGATGAAGTGAAACTGCCTGACATGAATGCGATAACTTCATCTGTAAGTGGTGCAGGTATAGCAGGAACTATTGATATTCCTGTTGTAGGTGCATATGAAAACATGGATATAGAGATACAATTTAGAGGTCTTACAGAAGATATTTTTAAGATTTTCAAGGCGGGAGAGACTGTAGATCTGACTTTAAGAGGAGCGTATCAAACTCTTGAGAACGCCAGTGCTTCAATAGGCAAGAGTTATATGAGAGTAATGGTAATAGGTTTTGTAAAAAACTTCTCCCCTGGAAGTGTCAAGATAAATGATCAGATGACCGCTACAGTTACTATATCTATAGCATACTATCTGATTGATGTGGCAGGCAGCAATGTCATTGAGCTTGATAAGCTTAACTCAAAGTGCGTGATCAATGGAGTTGACGTACTTGAGGATATAAGAAGTTATATTTAATGTTTTGAGTCAGGTGTCTGTGGATACCTGACTTTTTGTATAAGCATATGGGTGACATCACCGATATGGATTAAGACAGATGATAGGAGAAAAGATGAGTAAAGAGATGGATAAAAATATCGAAGTCGTAGAAAAGACTGATACAGGAGTAATTGTATTTGATAAGCCGTATAATTGGGAAGGCAAGGAATATACAAGTGTAGATATTTCCAATATGGAACATCTAAAGGGAATTGATCTTATAGAATCATTAGATAATGGCAACGGCCTATCTACGAGTGTAAACGGTGAATATAATCTAAAAACTATTATGTCTTTAGTAAGCAAAGCTACAGGGATTCCGGTTGAATTCTTTGAATATTTGCCGATAAAAGAAGTTATAAAGATTAAGTATAAAGCTATAAGTTTTTTATAAGAGTGGGCATAAGCCCTAATGACGGCAGGGTAGTAAGAAAGATAGCTATAAGATTGTCAATAAAGCTTAATACAAGCATGGAATATTTTATGAATATGCCTGTGAGGGAGCTTATAGAAATTGTTGAGGAGGTGAGTGAACTTGGCCAGTAAAAAAGAATATGAGATGAGAATAAAGATTGGCGGTAGAGTGGATGCCTCCTTGGGTAATGCTACCAGGCAAGCTATAAGTAATATTGAGGGCAGTCTGTCAAAGTTTGAAAGCCGTATGAAGACTATAGGTAAGGTGGTAGCAAGTGTAACTGCAGGACTTGCCGGCGCTGCTACTGTAATGGGATCTAATTTTGAAGCACAGATGAAGACTGTGCAGGCCATAAGCGGATCAAGTGAAGCACAGCTTGATATTCTTAGTGAAAAGGCTAAAGAAATGGGTATTAAGACAGTGTTCAGCGCTACAGAATCAGGTAAGGCGCTTGAGTATATGGCTATGGCAGGATGGAAGACTGCAGACATGACACAGGGTATATCAGGTATCATGAATCTGGCTGCAGCATCAGGTGAAGACCTTGCAATGGTTTCAGATATAGTTACTGATGCACTTACTGCTTTCGGACTCAAGGCAAGTGATTCAGCACACTTTTCCGATGTACTTGCTGCAGCATCTTCAAACTCCAATACAAATGTAGCTATGTTGGGCGAGTCTTTTAAGTATGTTGCTCCTGTGGCAGGTGCTCTCGGGTATAAGGTTGAAGATGTAGCTGTGGGATTAGGTCTCATGGCAAATCAGGGAATTAAAGCCGGCATGTCAGGTAGAGCTATGAAAAATATATTGTCAAATATGACTAAGCCTACAAAAGAAATGGCTGCGGCTATGCAGACACTTGGAGTCAGCTTGACTGATGATAGTGGAAATATGCTTTCATTTATGGATATTATGAAAAATCTTAGAAAAGGCTTTGCAGGCGGTAATTTAGGAGCAAAGGAGTTCAAAGAGAGCTTACAATCTATTAGTGACGGATTGGAAGATGGAGAAATGGATGAGGAAGAGTATCAGGAAAAGATGGATACTTTGATGACAAGCATGTATGGAGCGGGTGCGGCGGAAAAGGCCAGACTTGCTAATATGCTTGCAGGTAAACAGGGTATGACAGGTCTTCTTGCAATAGTGAACTCTTCAGAGGAAGATTTTAATAAACTCACATCAGCAATACAGAATGCTGACGGTGCGGCGGAGGATATGGCTAATACAAGACTTGATAATTTACAGGGTGATGTAAAGCTTGCCAAGAGTGCCTTGGAAGGATTGGCCATACAAGTGTATGAAGATTCTAAAGGACCTATGCGTGAAGGTGTGAAGATGTTTACCAAGTCTATTCAAGATTTGAATGCATATATCATAAAGAGCGGAGTGGCTAAGAACATAGGCAGAGCATTGTCTAAAGGCCTTAAGCAGATGGAAGGTGCAGGAAAAGGTATTATTGAGTTCGGCAAGTTCGCAATGAAGCACTCAAGTGTAATTCTTGGACTTCTATCAGGAATGGCAGCAGGCTATGCTACATTAAAAGCTGTAGTAATAGGCAATAAGATAGCAAGTGGAATTTCATCTATAACAATGGCACTTTCAAACCCTGTTACAGGAGCTATTGTAGTTGGAGCATTGGCCGTATCTGCAATAGTAGGAGTAACTACAGCTCTTAAGGCTATGAGAGTAGAAGCAGGCAACAGAAGCCTTAGTAAGCATTTTGGCGACTTATCTTTATCAATGAAAGAAGTTAATATTGTGGCAGACAGGCTTGTAAGCAGTAAGTCACTTGAGGGTGTAAGAACTGCTATGAAATCATTTGATGAAGCCACAACATCAATGGATAACTTTACAGATAGTCTTAATGCAGTTAGAAAACTTAATTGGCAAGTGGGTATGGGTATCAAGCTCAGTGATGAAGACAATGCCGCATATAAAGACGACATTGAGAATATGATCTCTTCTTTAAAACAATCTGTAACAAGCGAACAGTACGGGATGGATATGAATCTTGCTTCTATACTTGGAGATAATCCGAACATGGAAGGTATAAGAGCTTCTTTTAATAATTACTATACCTCAGTGTACTCTGAACTTGACAAACTGGGTGAGGAGATGAAAACTGCAGTCAATGATGCATTCAATGACGGAATACTTGATATAGATGAGGCTAAGCATCTTGAGGAACTTGAAAAGCAGATGGCGGATATGAAGGCCAAGTTGGCAAATGACAATCTGCAGTCTTCTTTTGATGTTATCAATGCTTCAGGCCTTGGTAATCTTACGCCTGAAAGCTTTAAGGATATCATATCTAAGACAACTGAGAAAGCGAATGAAGCAATGGCTACTTTCTCGGAGAGTCAGGAAAAAGCACTTGCAAGTTTGCATGCACAGTACAAGGATGGCTTTTTGTCAGAAGGTGAATTTAATAGACAGTATGACATTATTATCAACAGCATACTTGATAATCAAGGCAAGACCATAGGAATGGCTGTAAGCTCACTTACTAAAAACATAAAGGATTCATATTCTACAGAAATGCAGGACTTGATGCCGGAGTTGAATGATGTAGTCAACAATGCAATAAACAACGAAGGAAACCTTTATGCACTTAAAGAGCAAGGTGCGATAGCATTCACAGGCATTAAAGATAGTTTGCTGGACGGAATGAAAGTTGATTCGGCTACTAAAGAAGCTATGTCACAGCTGTATAAAGAGTTACAGCCTGACATGGAAAAGATGAATGCGATTGCTGAGAGCTACAAGAAAGCAGGGCTACAAATACCTGACGAGCTGGCAAATGCGTTACATGAATCTGCTACTATAGGAGCACTGGCAGGTGATGAAGCGAGTCTTTGGTATCTATACGGTGAAAAGATTGCCAATGATCCGAATTATGCGGAGATACTCAGTACAATGCAACAGCAGGGAGTAGAGATACCGCAGGCATTACTTAATGGACTACAGGCAAGCGGTGTACTGGATCAGGCAGGTAATATAGTGTATGGAAAGATAAATAATTCTGTACAGTCTGCAATGGCTACTCCGATAAAAGCCGTGGCCAAGTTTGATCTTGAAGCTGTATATAATGTGAGTCCTAATGTACTCAGCAATAAAGCCAGAGCAGAGGCGCAGGCGGCAGCAGTAGGTAAGCAAATGGCAAGCTTAAAAACAAATAAGATAACAGGTTTGCCGGCATATGCAAGCGGCGGGATTATTGAAAAGCCTACATTGGCCACTTTTGCAGAGGACGGACCGGAGGCGGCTATACCGCTTGACGGCTCAGCACGTGCTATATCTTTATGGCAAAGAGCCGGAGAGATACTTGGTACCCTTGGTGGCAAGTCAAAGGCAAGTGGAAGCTTGGAGAAACTTGAGGGCACAGATACATCAGGAAGTAATGTTGTAGTGAACTTCTCTCCGGTACAAAACTTCTCTGCCGGCACTACGGCTGAAGAGATTCAAAGAGTTAACGAACTCAGCTTTGAAGAGTTTAAAAAGATGTTCGACAGATATGTAAAAGATGGTAAAAGACTGGGATTTACATAAATGAGAGATAGAATATATATAGCAGAGTCGGGAGATACTTGGGACAGTATCTCCTTTAAAATTTATGAAGATGAGTTCAAGGTTGAACTTTTAATGAATGCGAATAAGGGATTGATGCATATCTTTGTGTTCGGTGGTGGCGAAAGAGTAAAGATTCCTGAGCTACCTGAAGATGTGAGCAGCTCTTTACCTGATTGGAGAAAGTAATGGCAAGGTATACTGATTTAAGCCTGGTATATGAGGGCAAAGAAGCAAGTAACATAGGTATTGTAGAGAGCTTTACTTATGTGGATGAAGCTGAAAATAATGCGGACAATATCAGCATTACTATTGACAATGTGGATAAAAGGTGGGCGAACGGCTGGACTCCAAAGCTGAATGATAAGATAGCAGCTAAAATATCCTGGACTGATGAGAATAATAAAAAGAATAAGATTGACTGTGGATCCTTTGCAGTGGATGACTTTTCGATATCGTCAAGTCCTTTAACTTGTAGAATAAATGCTACTATAAAGCCTGTAAAAAATGAGTTTAGTGTGACTCCAAAGTCAAAACTTTGGAAAGATGTATCGGTAAAGCAGATAGCAAGTGAGATAACAAGCACATCAAGTCTTAACCTTGTATATGACAGTGATGTGGAAGATAAGATAAAGGAGCTTGAGCAGTCCAATCAGACGGACTCATCTTTTCTAAAGTCTCTTTGTGACAAGTATGGACTGAGTCTGAAAGTATATGATAATAAAGCTGTAATCTATGATGTTGCAAGATATGAGGACAAAGACAGTGTAGCCGGCATAAAGCCTGATCAGTGTACACAGTGGACTTATAATAACAGTGTTTTAGGAACTTACACAGGAGCCGTTTTTTCATATACCAATTCTAAAGACAATAAGACTATATCTGTGACGGTAGGCAAAAGTGACAGGCTTTTATATATCAATGAATCTGCAGATGATGAAGCTGATGCAATGAAAAAAGCAATTGCAAAAGTGAATAAATCCAATAGAGATCTTATTACTATGAGTCTTGAGTTGGTAGAGCCGATGCTTATAACGGCTACAAATTGCGTAGATCTGTTCGGATTTGGTGGTGAGATAGATGGTAAGTACTTTATAACAAGTATAAATCATAACATAGCAGGTAGCGGATACAGTCAAAGCCTTAGTCTTAGAAAGGTGATATCAAGGATAGGAGCCGGCGGTAAAGGAGATGCCCAAAAAGAAAATGCTTCAAAAGAAAACAATAGTGCAGCAGATGGCATGGAATATATAGTAAAAAAAGGTGATAATCTTTGGAACATTGCAAAGAAGTATCTGGGTAAGGGTGTGAAGATGAAAGAAATATATGAAGCCAACAAGGATGTGATCGAGAAGGAAGCGAAGAGACATGGAAAGAAAGATTCAGATAACGGTCACTGGATTTGGGAAGGAACGAAGCTGAATATACCGGGTGGAAAGAAGGATTCATGAATGATGTAATCAGAATAGGCAAAGTATCAAGTATTGATTATGAAAAAGGAATGATATCTGTCTACTATGAGGATAGAACCGCCATGGTAACAAGTATTATGCCGGTACTTAGTAATAGCCGATATAAGATGCCTAAAGTAGGCGAGTCAATACTTGTAGCACATCTTAGTAACGGCACTAATGCAGCAGTTGTTCTGGGTACAGTTTTTAATGATGCAAATGTTCCTAAGGTGTCAGGTCAGAATGTGTATTATGAAGAGCTGTCTGACAATACAATGATAAGTTCAGATGGCACAGATATAACATTGAAAGTGACTGCAGGAAGTATAAATGTATCAACTCTTTTAAATCTTATAAAGCGTGTGGAAGCTTTAGAAAGAAGGTGATCATGAGAAAGCTTGGAAGTTGGGGAAAAGACCTGGTATTTTCTGTATCAAGCGATAAGGTGCTTACTTTTAAAAAGCTTAATAGAGAAGTCTCATCAAGGTGGGCAAGTCATACTCCGACATTTGGAAAGCCTAAAAGAGAATTTTTGGGAGCAGATCTTGAGACAATTACACTTGATATCACTTTAAATGCTTTTTTGGGAGTTAATATCACTAAGACTATTAAGAAACTTGAAAGTGCATTAAAGATCGGCAGAGCAAATTATATAGTGATTGGTGGTAAAAGGATTGCAAATTATAAATTTAATCTGACAAAGATAAGTGAAGCCTACAATGTGGTATATAGAGACGGCTTTATATCTGAAGCTGATATCACATTAACATTTACGGAGTATCATTGATGAATATTAAAGTGGATTTTACGATAGATAGCAGTATCGATACTGAGCTTTTAATATCAATACAGACTTTATGCAGTACTTATGAAGGCACAATCCCTTTAGACAGACGGGTTGGTCTTGATCCAAGTGTGATATCTGAAAGTATTGATATTTCAAAAGAGATAATTACTGCAGATATTTTCGACAAAGTTGAAAAGTATATACCGGAGGTAGAAGTGATAGAAGTTTCTTTTAAGGAAGGTGAAGACATATCAATGCTTAATGTATTGATAAAGCTGGGAAGGAGGGAAGATGTTTGAGAGAGTACCGGATGTAAGTTTTATTGATGATCTGAGACTTGAAAGCTTGATGGAAGAGCTTGTAAAAGAATATGAAAATGAATACAAGCGGATAACCGGCAATAATGAATATACATTACCTAAAGTATCACCATATAGGTTTATACTAAATGCTATATGCTTGCAATTATTCCAGGGATTTATGTGGCTTGACAATATGGGTAAAATGAACCTCTTAAAATACTCAAACGGACCGTATCTCGATAATATGGCCGTTGCGTTCGGTATAGAAAGAAAGACGGGAGAGCCAAGTAAATGTAAGGTCAGATTCAAGTTATCAAGCGTGCAGACATCAAATATACCTATACCAAAGAATACGAGGGTAACAGATGGCAGTATATACTTTAGAACAACTAAATTTGCTGAGATAGCAGCAGGAAAAGAGTATATAGATATAGATTGCGAATGTGTAGAGGTAGGCAGTAAATACAATGATATTGTATCAGGCAGAATCAAGATACTTGTAGACAGTATTCCGTATATAGAAAGTGTATCAAATACAAATACTACAGAGTATGGAGCTGATGTAGAAGATGATGAAACACTTAGAGAAAGAATATTTTTGGCAAGCTCTACATATTCGGTAGCAGGCCCGATCGGTGCATATGAGTATCATACAAAAGCATACTCAAGCCTTATATCTGATGTAAGGGTAACGAATCCGTCTCCTAGAGTAGTGGACATAAGGGTTGTTCTAAAAGGTGGAGAAAAGCCGGATACAGAATTTTGTAGAGGACTTAAAGAGTATCTGTCAAGTGATGATAGAAAACCGCTTACTGATGTGGTTGAGGTAAATGCACCACTGGATAGTAACTATAATATAAATCTAAAGTACTTTATAAACGACAGTGACAAGGCCAATGTGACAAATATCCAAGCAGCAGTTACTAAAGCTATAGAAGATTTTAAGAGATATCAAAGTGAGAGAATTGGTAGAGATGTAAATCCTTCCATGCTTGTAAGCATGATAGTAAATGCGGGAGCAAAGAGAGTGGAGATAGTTGAGCCGGCATTTATAAGTGTAGATGATGCACATATAGCAATATTGAAGTCATCAAATATCACATATGGAGGCCTTGAAAGTGATTGATATTTTTAACTCTCATATTGTGGATGTTTTACCACATAAATTCAAGTCCGATCCGGAAGTACTTGCACTAAGCCACGCAATAAATACTGTACTTAATAAATACTTTCAGGCATTAAATAAGAGTATGGTTATATCCGGCATTGATAATTTGAGTGAAGAGGTTCTTGACTTGAGAGCGATCGAGCTTGACATCCCTTACTATACTTCAGATATGGATATAGAGACAAAAAGAAAGCTTGTAAAGTCTGCGATAGCTTTATATAAAAAAGCCGGCACTAAGGCGAGTATAAGAGCTGTAGTACAGACCGTGCTTGGCAACGGTGAAGTGATCGAATGGGATAAGTTTAATGGAGTACCGGGCAGCTTTAAGATAGTTACAAGCGGATCAAGTGATACTGAAGCACTGCAGGAGCTTTCTAAGATTATAAAAAAGATTAAAAATGCCGGTGCGACCTTGATAGCAGTAGAAAGAATAACAGATATAAAGTCTACAGTTTATATTGGAGGTCTTGTACAAAGTGTAACTATACAGTCAGTGAGGTAAGAAATGGCGAGATTTAATACACCTGTGATTACAAATGCAGGTATAAATATTATAAATAGAGCTATAAATGGCGAGAACTTAGAGTTTTCAAGCATAAAGATAGGTGATGGTACATATACAGGAAGCGAGGACTTGAAGACATTTACAGAGCTTATAGGGTATAAAAATACTTTTAATATATCTGCAGCAGTGGTAGATGGCAATGTCTTAAAGATAAATGCAACAGTAAGTAATGAAAATGTAAGCGTAGGATATCAAATAAAGGAAGTCGGGATATATGGCAAGGTGGGCAATCAGGAAACCCTGATCGCAATTGCTACTGCTATAAATCCTGACTTTTTGGCTGATAGGACAAGTGCTCCCGTGACTATCATAATGGAATTTTATCTTACTATTGATAGAGCAAGTGAGATAAATTTCACTTACAGTATTCCGAATGGTGTATATGTGGATATCAGAACATTTGATACAGGCTTAAAGAATATTGAGAACAGGATAAATCAAAAGCTTAAAAAGGTGGCGGTTGTAGAAGTCCCGGTAAGCAGCTGGGAAGGTACTACGATATTTAAACAGCGAATAAATATTCCGGGAATTAAATCAAGTGATATTCCTATTGTGGGTCATAGCATAAGTGATAGCATATCAGATTCAGCGACTATAAAAGGCCTATGGAAGGCCTACAGCTGTCTTGACAAGGTTGCAGTATATGACGGCTATATAGAGCTCATATGCTATAGAAAGAAGCCTCAAAGAAGCTTTTATCTTGCAGTAAAGGAGGTGTAATATGGCTGATGCAATTTTGATGGCAGGAGGTACAGGCGGAGTATCATCAGATGATGTTACTGCCGGCAAGGCTCAAGTGCTGCAGGGCTATAAGACGGTCACTACGGATAGTGATGATGAAATTATCGAAGGCACGATGGTCAACCGTGGAAATGGAATGGTTACTGTAGAATTTGGAGATGCCTATTGGGAGAGTAAGTATTTTGCTAGGATGGAACAGGGTTATTATGCACAAGTAGACCAGTGGAAACCTTATGTCAGTATTCCATATGCTGTTTTGGCAAATGGAATACACCTTGATGCTAATAAAATGCTGGATACACTTACAGTAGCAGGAGTAAGAGGCACAATACCTGTACGAGGATATCATGGACCTGATAGTACTGAGATGTGGTATTACCCACAAGAAAGTGGCTATGTGATAAGAATTGAAGAAGGGTATTATCATAAAGGAGGTCAATGGAAGCCTTATGTTTTAGCATCCCCTTCTTTGGTAAAAAATGCAGTGAATTATCATCCTGAAAAAACTTTGAGTGATACAAAAACCTGTGAGGAACAGGGGCAGATTAAAATGATAAACACGCAGGACAGCAACTACCGACTTAATAAATCAACAGCATTTGGAATTAACAACTGGTCTGATAGAGCCAATCCAGTTTTTTGGATTGATTTCCCACATGGTAACGCTTTTTACCACAGAGCAGATAATCACCCTCACACCTGTATAGACGCTACCGGTTTGGGGACTGCAGATGCAAATAGCGTGTTGCAGTGGCAGACGGCTACATCTGTACATGGAGTTAAATTTGAAGGTGCTATCCAGAGATGGATATGTACTACAGGTGATGTCATAAGTGCTGTGAATGGTGAGGGATTTGCATGGGATGATGGCTACGCAGGAAGAGGCAGGGGTATCGTTATGAAGATTCCTAATAAACATTTTATACAAGATGCCAATTATGTTTTCTTATCAAGCCCTAATTTATATCCTCAAAATATTAGGGCCGGAGTAAATGTAAATGGTATTGTAGGCACGATGGTCGATTATAGTGTAGGTAGACCGGTTTTTGACGGTGCCACTTTCAATGCATTGTATGTAGGGGGAGTGGCGAATAAGGATTTTCCGGAAGCTAGAATATATCGTGACAGGACAGCCACTGCAAGCAACTACTCAAGGTATGCAGGCGGAACAACTATAAATGTTTCAGCAGGAAGCAATTTTCATCTTTGGTCTAGCGGACAATATGTTGGATTCGTTCTTGACAGAGCAATATTATTTACATTTTTTAGGTGGCTAAAAATAACGTATAAACTAGATGTCAGAATGAATACAGGTAGTTACAATCGAAGAGCTGGAGTTGATGTATATGTACACTTATATGATGCAGCAAATAGAAGCAGTCTAATTGGTGGAATGCATAAAATGCATAGTTCAGCTGAAAATGCAGGTAGTACATACAATGGAGATACATATGAGATGATTATCGATACATCAAGCATAAATCAGGATGCATTTGTTGCACTATGTGCCAGTGCATATAGCGATTATAATATGTCAAGTGCTATAGGCAGCGTAACATTTACAAAGATAGAATTGATAAATTAAAACTATTTGAGGTGAAATAATGAGTAAATTGATATTGAAGGACAAAACTGAAATTGAATTATCAACACATTACGGCGACACTTTTGTCACTGTAATAGATAACTTTGCAAAGCTTGATGAGCTTAAGGACAAGTTGACTGATGCAAATACAGTGATTATGACAGTGCAAAGTGATGGCAGTGAGGAGACTGTAACAGGCCTTAAATTGCAGGGTATCACTATAAATTTTGTAAAGGATGATACAGGAGTAATTTCTCAGATACAGGCATTACTCATGTTCAGGACTATGGATAAAGTGGAGCAGGTAGAGGCAACATTGACAGGGCGTATAGATGTCCTGTCAAACATGCTTGTTGAATTGATGAGTTCAGATGAGGAAGGAGAAGGAAATGAGCAGTAAAAGAAAGTTAAAAGTGTATGTGAGATTTTATGCATCAAGAATTAAGTATGGGTTGATGATAATAGACGAAGTGCCGGAGAAGTACAGGGCAGCCGTAGAAGAGTTCATGAAGACAGATGAGTATTTGATGATGTAGCTTGATAACAAAAAAAGATATTTTAATAACAGAAAGAGGGGAGTTGTTCCCTCTTTTTTAATTCGAGAAAGGAAAGAATATGATTAAAATAGGACAGGCAAGCAGAGATGAAAGAGGCAGATACAGCGGTGGCGTTGCAGGCGATCAGGATTTTAGAGAGGTTGCGATACGCGAGTGGTACAATCGCCCTTGGAACAAGGTGCTTAGACCTAAAAATCCTGATAAGGCGGAAAAGATAGCAGTAGCCATGGAAAAAGCCTGTAAGAATAATAATATAGGATACGACCAAAACCAAAGAACCACTCTATATAGCCTTTGCAAGGCCAACGGCTGGAAGATAGAGGATGTAAAAACACCGTGTGAAACCGACTGCAGTGCCTTAGTGGCTGTATGCGTAAATTATGCTGGGATAAGTGTATCGGGAGATATTTATACAGGTAATGAGGCTAATGCACTTTTACGCACAGGAGAATTTGAACTGTTATCATCTCCTAAGTATTTAATATCAGATGAATACCTTAAAAGGGGGGATATACTTCTGTATGAGTTCCATCACACGGCTATAGCACTTGAAAATGGCAGAAAAGCAGAGAAGACTAAGTCTGTGCAGGTAGAGTATCCGCTTGGCTGGAATGTAGACAAAGACGGCCAGTGGTGGTATGCCGACACGCCACACAGTCGCATAGCAGGCAGGTGGGCATACATAGACGACAGGTGGTATGTATTCGACCAAAAAGGCTATATGATTAAGGGCTGGTTTAAGCAAGGTGACGACTGGTACTATATGAATCCTGCCGACGGAGCCATGCTCTCAGGACAGTGGATAAATGTAGATGAAATGTCTTTTTATCTTACGAAATCAGGAATTATGGCAATAAATGCATATATAAAAGCGGATGGTAAGGATCTGTATTATTGGGTTGACGCTGATGGCAAGTATCAGAAAGAGTATGATACATCTAAGCCTGATTTGAAAAATTACGATTTAGCAGAGTAGGAAGGAAGGTTAAAATGAGAGCAAATATTTTGTATTCAACAGTTGGAGCAATAGGAGGATTTATAGCAGCTATGTTTGGAGGATGGAGTGATGCACTAATAACACTGATTGTATTTATGTCTGTAGACTACATTACAGGTCTGGCGGTCGCAGGCATATTTAAGAAAAGCAAGAAAAGTGAGAATGGTGCGCTTGAGTCAAGAGCGGGATTTAAAGGTTTATGCC